AGTCGGCTGTTTACTGTTCTTGTACTTAGGCCGCTTGGCCATGGCTACAGGTATCCAGCCCGCTAGTCTGTAATTCGGCGATGTGCCTACGACCAGAATCGCCACGTCTGTAACTCGATCGTTTTCGTAGACGATAAGCTGGCCGTTCTCGTAACGTGTCCATCTCACTTCGATGTTAGATCCGACGTCCGCAGTCTCCTTAAAGCGTGAAGCTCTAGGATTGAAGTCGACGTAACCCAAGTAACGCGCTACCAAGATCTCGGCGACTATTGACTCGGCCACTTGCGCGACGTAATCGTGGAAGCCTAAGCGTCTGTCGTAGCGGCTGGAATGGTCTGGCTGGCCGTAGATCTCCGCAATTCGCTCCAGAGCTACAGTATGAGCTAAGACTTTATCTTCGATCGTAGGCTTTATCTTCATCGTAAAGCCTCGACTATCGCTTTAATCGTTTCGCATGGATAAGCCCGACACTCGCATTCGTCATCGCTTCCCCACTCGCCACAGCCCCAACATTGTTCGTGAGCTTTACACGTTTTTCCATCGTAATCGTCTGGAATATGTAATTCCACGACCGAACGAAGAGCATTAACGAAGTCGACTAATGTTTTTACGTCGCCGAATCCGTTGGACAGTCCGACGTTAAAGTCGTCCATCTTGGCCACTATCTCATCGTGAGTCATCGACAGCCACCACAGAGCCAGATTAGCTTCTCTCCGCCTTGGCCTTTCGTATAACCGAAAGCGTCTAGCTTCGTCCACTTGCTACAGCTATCGCACTGCTCGACTTTATACTCGGCGATCACTTCGCCATCTTGTAGAAGCTTACCGACCTTAGTCTGAGGATTGAGAAGTTCGATGTAGCTGCTCATCTTTAGACCTGTGGCTTCCATGTGCCGTCCGAAGTAAAGACGTACCAGAGCGGCTCGCACTGATTAGGCTTACGTTCTACGCAGCTGTAATTCGCCCAAGCTTTACCAGTTTTCGCCGATGTACCTTCACGCCAGACGCGATGTCCATGGCTGCACTGTGGAGCTTCTGCGATGAGTTCTCCGCCAAGTTGCTTCTTAATCTCGTCCATCGATGATCCAAGGCTTGGAATGCCGCTCTGCTCTGCTTCGCCAGCTGTCTTATAGCTAGGCACTTCGCCGAACTTCTGAGTCCAAGGATCGTAATCGTCCGCTGTCGAGTTAGCTACCTTCGCGCTGATCGTTTCGACCTTCTCCATGTCCTGACGCGTCGGACGCTTATCTGCTCCGAGAAGTAGACCGATGGCGCGGCCGATTGCACTCGTTACCGTATCTTCGACGAAGAACTTCTTCATGTTGACGTTATAGGTCGCCACGTTGCCGAATGCGTAATCTGTGGCCGATGGATTGATGTCCTCGTACTCGCGGAAGATCTGGGCTTGGATTAAGACGTAGCCCTTTTCCGCATTGAAGTCGACGATGTTTGTCTGGACTCTAGCTGTTGGGTGTGTAACCCAGAGACGCGCGATTCTGGCGGCTACGTCCTCGTAATTGTCTAAGAAGCTCATTAGCGCACGTCCTTAGCTGCGTGGCGTGAGATAGCTCGGCCGCGCTTAAAGCCTTCGCGCTGGCCTTCTTTATAGCCCACTGAGTAGCTCATAGCTGACCAGAGAATGCACGCTACAGTCATAGCGATCACGATAGATAATTCGTTCATTACTTGCTCCCGATACTGGGAGCGTCGTTCGCGCTCCCTATGTAAAGAGTGAAGCAAGAACGCGATTAGGTCAAGATTCCCGCGTGTTTATGGGCGTGTCGATTGGCGGTTTCGGCTTGGACTTTAATCCGTTACCCGCTAATACTCCGCCCAGAGATCCAGTTAAGAAGATCGCCAGAGTCTTTAGAAGATCGATAAAGGCCGCATCGTTAGGAGCTTGATTACCGATCGGCTGAGTTACGAAGATAAGCGCATAAGTTATGCCCAGAGTTACGATCAAGAAGACGAAGGCTAGCGTCGTTCCGATGATAAGAATGAGCTGGGCGTGGACTTCTTCTGGACTACGGCGTCGCGATGGTCTCATGTGGTACGTCTCCAAGGACGTCTCTAGTACACGTTCCAGTCGGGACGCACTGCGGCGGCTGGCACTCTGGCTTCGACCAGTTCTCGAACTCTTGGCACTCATAGCGAATCCAACCCTGATAACCACAAGCAGAAAGCCCAGCCGAAAGGATTAAGGCCAGACTTCCCGCGAGTAGTTTCCGAGTCACTTCCCCGTAGACCCGAAAGCTGTGTCTTTAGGATTAAGCCAGCGTAGAACGACAGGCAGAACAGCGGCTGCGCCAGCTGTGAGAATCGCTTTAGGATCTGTCACTCCTGCCAAGTAAACTGCAATAGACGCAGCTAAGAAGCTACGCGCCCAGCTTGCGAGTAACGCTTTTAAGTTTTCCATCTTTCTTCTCCTTAATCTTCGGCTTCGTTGCCGATTCGATAGGTACTTCGACGACTGGATAATCGCCAGCATAAGCCACGAACTTAGGACGTCCGAAGCCTACGACTTCTTTTCCGCTCCCGAATGCCCGCTCTTTAACCATGACCATTCCGCCGTTACGTTGGTCGCCCAGAGATCCAGAAGTGTTTCCCTCGATGGTAATTACACTCTTGGCCTTAACGCCTACGACGATTCCGATGTGGCTAATACGGTCGACGCCATCATGCGGAAAGTCCATAAACGCGAGATCGCCGATCTTCGGCTCTGACTCTACCCAGCGACTTACTTCTTTAAGTTTGTGCGCTCCCGCAGCTGTTGAGACCATCGATGGAAGCTTTACGCCCGCTTCATGGAAACACCAGTTCACGAAAGATCCGCACCATGGCAGACCATCGGCCTTAGTGAACTTTCCGTATTTCGTAAGGTTATCGCTTTCTTATACAGTTCCGACTTCTGCCAGTGCGACTTCTACGACTTTCGCCGCTGTTCCGATTGGGTAAGTCATGCTAGAAGAGCCGCAGCTTCTTCGGCTGTGAGACCGAGCTTAGTTAAAACAGCTTGGCGAGTTGCTTCTTTAGCTTCTGCTTCTGCCTGTCGAGCGGCAGCTTCCGCCGCCGAAGTTTTGGCCTTGGCTATTTCTTTCGCTGTTAGTTCTCGTTCCACGTCTGTAATTTCGCCTGTTGCGATGTCGTATGTGCGCTCTGTGATTTTCATTTTATGCCGTTCCATAGATGTAGATGTTGCCCGCGTCGAATGTTCCAGTATCTACGCCGAAAGTGATGCTCGTAATTGTTGCAGCTAGTGAAGCGTTATAGCCGTGAATGTTGTAATACTCTGGATCTGTACCCGATGACGTTGAAGCTGCACCCTGTCCCATGATTACCTTCGCGCCTGTAGTTTTTCCACCGAAGACTTGGATTCCGCCTGACATGGCAGAAGCTACGTTCGAGGACATTTTTGCCAAGTACCACTGAGCGGCGGCTGTGTCGTCGTAGCGAGTGAAGACGCTTGTCGCAGTATAAGAAGAGGCTACCGTTACTTTTTGGCCTACGTTTACATAATTTGATCCAGAAGATCCGTTAAGTCTTACATAAAAATAGCCATTAGCTGAGTTTCCAGAAGCACCAGAAATAAAGATCGCATACTGGCTATAAGCTCCAGCTAAAGAGCTAAGAGTGTAAGTAGCCGATCCCGATAGAGCTGTCGCTCCAGAGTTTAGAAGAGTAAAGTTCGACGCACTTGCAACCGTCGACCAAGCCAGACCAGTTCCAGCCGTTGAATCGGCCGTAAGAACTTGGCCGTTAGTGCCTACAGCTAAGCGCGAGACAGTATCGGCCGCAGTCGCAGCGATGAGATCTCCCTTAGCGTCGACGATCGTCTTAGCGATCGCAGCGTTCGCATTAGCGAAGACAGTCGCATCGACAGCATCTCCAAGCGTCTCGATAGCTGTCGCTCCGTTTTTGACCAAGTCGGTCGAAGTCGGAACAGTCCAGCCGTAATTCGGCGTCGTAGTTGCCATTCGTTTTCTCCTTTATGCGACGACTGTCGCGTTTATCCATGTAAGTGTAGGGTCTATCGTGTTCCAAGTCTCGGAAGCTGGGACGTTATTCCAGCGGAACGCGTCGAGCGAATAAGAAATCGGCGTAACATAAAGAGTAAGAGCCAGAGAGTTATAACCCGCCGAGAACTGCCAGCCTTCTACGAAGCCTTGATAACTAACGCCCATGTTAGAAGGTAGGTCGACGATGTTAACTGGCATTCCCATAAAGACGCCGATAAGCGCGTCTCTGTCGCTATCGCCCACGCTAGGGCTTCCAAGCTGATAAGTAATCGCGTTCATGTTAGCGCGCGGATAAGCGCGAAGAGCCAGATAGAACGCAGCTTGGGAAGTAGCGTCCGCTCCATTTTCTAACGATGTAGAGATGTTCTGGGCGAGTGATCCATAAGTAGCGATCGAATCGGCGTCGCTGCTCGTGACTTGCGCGTTAGCTTTATAAGTTATCGTAATCGAGTTTCGTACGTCGCCAGCTCTAACGGCCGTCTGTAATCCCGCAGCTAAAGCTTCATTAGCTGAAAGATCGACGTAACCGTAAGTCGAAAGATAAGTACCGCGATGAGTTGAATCTGCATAGCTAATTTGACCCTGAGCATTCTCGTAAAGATAACCGAGTCCAGAAGTAGCAAGATCGGCGACTAAAGAATAAGCGTCTGTCGTGTTGGAAGTTCTGGCAGTTAGTTCGTAATTTCCCGGACGATCAATTTCTCCAAGGCCGCTATTTTCTGCTTGCGCCCATGTCGTCGTCGGATCATAAGCCGCCCAAGTAAGAGCGGCTGGAACTTCGTTCCAAGATGCGTAAAGAATGCCTTCCAGAACTGTGTAAATCTGATCGCCGTCGTAAGCTTTAGACAGAACGCCTTCTGTAAGAACTTTTGGAAGTCGAGATAAAGCTCCAAGAGCTGTAAGAGTTACAGTCTGAACGTAGCCGTTAGATCCAGCCGAAGCGATCGCGACGATTACATCGGTGATATTTCCGCCGAAGATTGGAACTGGAGTAGCTGTTGAGTTCTGGACGTAAATAGTGATCGACGAATTGATCTGGGCAGCGATCGAAGATCCGTCTAAGTTGATGAGCTGGACGTTACAGTAACCCGCGACCGCTTGCTCGTAGATGTCTGTCCGACCAGATTGGATCGAAAGATTCGAGAGCGTGACGTTATTGTATTCGACGCCATCAATGACGACTGACCAGACTGGAGTCCATTGGCTCATTAGCCGAATGCCAGTCTGTTAGCTCCCAGAGTTCCGCGAGCGTTAGAGCGATTGAGAAGATTTACAATAGTGCGCGCCGTACCTTCTGCGTCTAGTGCGCCATTAACGGTTAAGTTAATAACAGTTCCGCCAGAAGATCCCAGAGCATTGTTAGGGACGATCATTCCGTTTGTATTTGGGACGAATAGTTCTGGGCCTTTCTCGCCTACGACGTAAGACTTAGAAGATGACACTGGGCCACCCGAAGCTCTTCCGCCGCCGAAGACTGAGCTAATAACTCCGCCGATACCTTGAACGATTGGATTGTTTTTTACTAAGTTAATGATTGCCTTAATCGAATCGACCACGCTGTCGATAATTCCGACCAGTGCGCTAAATCCAGTTATAAGTCCTTCGACCAGTTTTCCGACGACTTTAAGAGCAGCTCCAAGGATTTCGCCTAACGCTGGCCCGAGTGTCTTATAAACGAATGAAGCCACAGCCTTAAATAAGTCGAAGAGTGGCTTTAAGTTTTCTTCGTTGTCTCTGATCTTTTGAGCAATTCCAGCGAATGCAGAAATAAGTCCGTCTACCACTGGCCGAACTGTTGCCACGATGCCAGGAATCACGATGTTAACTAAGAAATCCCACCAAGCTTGAATAATTGGAAGAAGATCGTCCTTAAAGATTTTCGCCAAGCTCGCGAAAGTCGGCCCGAGATTCTT